TTTATAACATAAGAAAAATCTTGGTAATATAAACTATCTTGTATATTCATTGTATTTTCAGAAATAAATCCATCTTCATTTATGAAACGGCCGTCTAAATCTGCAACAGCACCTACTGTTAATGTGGCAGTTGTACTATCTAATTTTTTAATTGTAGCTGAACCAGAAGAACCTGTAACAACACTATTTAAATTTATTGCGCCAGAATTATTTTTTAATATTAATAATCCTCTTGCTGAATTAAAACTTACAACAGTTGCTGTAATGCCTCCTGTTATAGAAACACTTGTGTTTTCCACAAAAGTTCCTGTTACACTTGTTACAATACAGTTTTTGAAAAAATTAAGCACGGGTGGTGTTGGAGCTAATTGATGATTAATTCCTAATTCAACCAAATTTAAATCTAATACTCTACCTATTTCATCACCATATGCTTTTAAAATTGCGTTGACACCACCTGATGTAATTGAAACAGTCGGTAATGATGTGTAACCTAAACCTTCATTATATAAAAATATATCTGTTATATCACCAACGTCCGTGCCTGATTCTTGTACAAATTTATCTCCAAAATAAGTATCGTTTTGTGTTGTAGCTCCCTCTAATAATATGTGATCTTCAGTTGAACTTGCACTATCTTCAGGTGTAAATCCTCCGTTAACAACTGAAATAAATCCTGCTGCACCTGCACCATTTGTGTCTGTATTTGTAAAAACTAAATCATCACCTATAGAATAACCAGCACCAGGATTATCTATAATTATTTCTGTAATGCCACCTGAACCAATAGTTTTAGTTTGAATAATTGCTCCTTCACCGCCGCCAGTAACAGTTACGGTTTCAACAGCAGAATGTAAAGAACCATCATTTGTAATTACTTTTGATGCAGGTATACCTGTAATTGTTGCTTTGATTAAATTATCATCTTCATCACTTGCTGTACCTTGTATTTCTTCACCAACACTAAAAGTTCCATTAATACTGTCTGAATTTAAAACAAATTCCGAAACACTTGAAGTACCTATTAAAAAAATTGTTACACTTTCAACTATTGCTGTAGCATCTGAATTTGAACCTGTTATTGTTCTACCAACTAAATCTGAAGTATTACCAGTGGGATTAATTGTTCTTAAAACTTTATTTGTTGTAAATTTACCATCAGACACTCGTAATATTTGTTCACGTGGATAAAATGTTTGAGATACTTCATTAAATAATAATCTAAAAAACGTTTCGTGTCCTACTTTAGTACCTTTAGTTTGATATAACGATTTAATATTTTTAATTAAATTTCTTTTATTAACACTGGTGTTTAAATTTTCAGGTAATGTAGTTAAAAATTCATTTCTAAATTGAGTTAAAAAATTTGATATTGCTTTATCAGGATCTCTAAAGTTTAATAACTCTTGTATATTATTTACTGGATTAGGTCTATAATTATTAATTATAGCACTTGCATTAGAAGATAATCCTAAAATAGTTTCACCAATTATAAACTTGTCTTGTGCAACAATGAATAATCTATTGTTATCTAAATCTTCTGTAAATACAGTTGAAGTGGCCTTTGATGTCTGGCCTTGTACAATTTCTCCTCTAGTAAATTTACCAAAAGAAGAACTTTCTAAAAGTATTTTATCTCCTTCATCTAAAGGAGTAATATCTGAATCGATACGAGAACCATCTAAGATTAATTTATTATCTTGGCCTGTTTCTGTTTCTAATTGTATACCATCTGTTGTTTGAACAGAAGTTACCGATAATTCGGCAGCCTCCATAAATGAGTAATATGTTTTTAAAAATTGTAAAAATTTAGGATGGTCGTCAAGTACAAAATCAGGTACTTGTGAACCTATAAGACTTGAAAGTTTGTCTTTAAATGTAGCCATATTAATTAATAGCTAGTTGCTGTTGAATAACCTATACCTGCGTCTGCTGAACCTCCTACAAAAGTATCTGGTTCAACTGTAACTGAAGAATTAGCCACATCAATTTCTACTATTTGATCTCTTACTGGAATTATATCATTTGAATTTGGTTTAACTGTTAATTCAATTACAGTAGAAACTGCACCTCTAATATTTTCAACAGTTGTAATATTTAAAGATGTTAATGTAATTTGTCCTGTTGTATAATTAATTGTACCTTGTGTATTGTTTGCGTAAGTCCTTACACCACCTAATAATCTATATCTTCTTACATTACCAACACCATCATCATCTAAGAAAAATATATTTGTAGTATCACCACTGATTTTAAATCCTGTTGATTCTAAAATACCACCATTAACTGCATTATAACCTGATACTGGATTGTATAATGGATTTCTAAAGTAAATATCGTATCGTGTTGAAGAACTTAAAGTAGGTATAAATGTTTTTCTTATTTTAATTGTAGTTATATTTGAAACAATACTTGTATCTGTATCGTCAATTAAACCTATGACTTTAGAATATCTAAAAATACCATCAAATTGTTGTAACGTATCTGTATTATAATTTGTAAGTGTTGTTAATACATTTGATTTTAAAGTATCGGCCGATTTAGTTGTTAATCTTGAGTCATATTTTACTGTGCTTGTAATTAATACTGAAGTTGTTTCAGGATCTACAATTACTGGCCTTACTGAAGCAACGTTATAAGGTTTTAAAGCTGTAATAATACTTTGTTTTGTAGAATTTGTAAGTGTTGAACCACTGGCCGCTTTGATTGCAATTTTAACTGTGCCATACACTGGTGTTTCATCATCTTCACCACCCCAAGCACTTACTGATACAGCATTTGGATAAATTGATCTTACAATTGTTTCGTAATCAGAAGTTGTAACCGCACGATTTTGAGCTGAATAACTTAATGGTGCATTAAAACGAATTGACTCTTTTGATTCAGCAGCAGAACCACCTTGTGATACAGAATTTGTAGTAATTGTTACATCAGAAAAACCACCTATTGTTGTGCCTAAAGAAAATGTAGAAGCACCGTTTGATTCATCTTTATTTGTAACAACATATTCTAATATAACTATATTACCATCTTGTAAAGCTGCACCTAATACACCATCACCAAAATAAACTTCAAATTTACCATCTTCTATCTCTTGTAAAAAATAAACCTTAGAAGTATCAGTTACATTGTTGTAACCACCTGCTAAAGAGTAAATATTTGTTGTAGTATTCGTAGAACTTGTTTGTACAGATACTTTTAATGTTCTTGTATCTGCATTTGCACTTTGAATTATAAATTTTTGGTCAGGATCGTTTACATCAACAGTATACCTAAATGTTGTTAAAGTTCCTTCGTAAATTTCTACATCCGAAAAAAGAAAAACACCGTTTGTTGGTGTAATTGTATAATCTTCATTTGTTACGTATTGATATGATATACCATTTACACTTGTTGTAAAAACTGTGCCTTTATTTAATGTTAAAGTTGAACCTGTAGCGTCATTGACTTCAATATTCAAACTGGCCTCTGGTGATCTCACAGAAGATGGTGTGTAATTTAACATTTTAGCAATTGACACAATATTTTTTCTTATATCAGCACTGTCTAGGTACATTTCATTTGCTAACATATTAGCATTGAAGCCTAGATAGTGAGTATTGTAAGCAAGTATATCTAAAAGTATGGCAAAACCAGAACCCTCAAAATTATAGTCTTGAAATTCTGATTGACTTTGTAAAAATGTTTTTAAATTGGCTTTGACTGCATCAAAATCAAAATCTGATACTTCTAATTTATTACTTGCCATATTATCTTAGTCTTTCTAAAAATGTTTGTACAGTAACCAATTCATTTGAACCAATAACATAAAAATAAATGCTTAAATCATATGAATTTCTATCAATATCAGGTCTTGCTGATACTTGAACCAATTTAATTCTTGGTTCAAAATTTTGTAACACTTCGTGTACTTTTCTTTGTAGATTCAAAGCAGTCAATGGTGTCATTAACTCGAATAACATCGCTCTTATATTAGAACCTATTTCAGGATGAAAAGGTCTTTCAAAGTGTGATGTATTAATTAAATTTCTTACACTTCTTTTAACAGCTTCAACGTCTGTTAACTTGTTTACATCATTAGTAACCGTATTACGACCAAAATCTAAATCTAAATCTTTATATTTAACTGTGGCTCTTTTACTATTGTTTAAAGAACCGGCATCGTAATTTGGCATAATCTTATATATTTATATCGTTTTTTTAACCACCGCAAAAAACATTAGGCGAACCTTGTGCAACTGAAGTACATCCTGAAATTTCATCACCTACACGACCTGCTCCTTTACCATTTATAAAAACAGTAGTAGAACCAATTGTTATTGGTGCAGTGTGAGAAGGACATATAGGAGCCGGCAATAAATGACTGGTATTTACATCACCTTGACGAGACCAAGCTATACCGTTTACAAATACATTAGGTGAACCTTCGGCTCTTGTCATTCCTGAACAATGACTTACATCAGCATCACCTATTCTTGTTGCTGCTGGCATTTATTTTCCTTTTATTTGTTTCCCTACTCATTAATTCTTTAAATTTTATATTCCAACTATCTATTTCCATATGTTGTTCTTCTGTATGTGGACCATCAGGTATTTGAGGCAAAAATTTAATTACGTTATCAAAAATTTGTGGTATTTTTTCAAATTCATCATATTTTTCTAATTTACCATTATTTAATATGATAAATTCGTGTGTCATTATCTTCCTTGGCCTCTATAAAATTTTTTCATAGATTTTTTTTTATGTTTATTTAATTTTTTAGTGTGTATGTTAGGCCTTTTTACTTTATTTTTTTTAAAAAATGTAGAAACTCCTGAAAAACTGACTCGTTTTGCCATAATTTAGTAATTATTTATAAAAAATCATTAGAATTATTGAAAAATGTGTATTTTTTTAGAAAAAACGCTTAAAATTTTTAAAATACTGTATAAGTTATTGATTTTACTTATATATTTCTTTAATTTTGTCTTATTTTTGACACAATTACTTGTTATAATATACAAATATAATAAAAAAAGGAGTAAATTAAATGTTTTCAAAAGACGATTTAAAAATCCTATTACTGGCCGCTGCTATTATAGCGCTTGGTTATGGATTTTTATTTGGATTTCATTACATATCGGACTGGTTAGGCATTTACGAAGATATTAGATATTAATTTTTTAATCTCTATTATCTACAATTCGACCTTGTGTTTCTCTTTGTATATCATTATGGTCGAATTCCGCCCAATATAATTCAAAAGCCACACCATCTTCTATGCCTTCAAATTGATGAAATATACCAGGTTTTATTCTTGTAAAATCACCTGCTTTTAAAACTGTATTATCAATAAGGCCTTCTTGTTTACCTTTTTGCCAAGCTCTTATTAACATTTTACCAGACTCTACGTAAAATCCGTTCCATTTAAATGCGTGTTTATGTTTTGAACATTGAACGCCAGCTTTAAATTCTATTCTATGAAATTCTAATACGCCGTTAGCGTGT